AACAACTGTAACATACATTAACTAAAAAGTTAATGCCAACATAGGAGAAACTATGATAGACGATGATGAAAAGAAGAATGAAGAATTAGAAGTTAATCTTGATGAAGTTGAAACAGAGAAAGAGGTAGAGGTACCTTTAAATCCGTTAGAAAAACTTCAACAAATGCAAGAAGAACCTTCTAAAGATGAAGATAAGTCTTATGAAAATGAAAGACAAATTAGACTTGATAAAGCTCCAGCTTATTCAGATGATATGCCTTACTCTGTTAAAGTTCGTAAAAGAATACAGAAAGAAGTAGCCAAAAGAGCAGAAGCTGAACAAAGAAGTGTTGATTTAGAAGAAAATTAGCAATGATGGAAAAGAGAACTTATGATATAGCTAATAAGTCACTAAGTAATCAACTTTCTAGTGTTTCTTCTCGACTTAAATCAGCAATTGAAGAAGGTAATACTGACGAACAAGTAAAATTGTATGAAAGTATGGCAGAAATCCGTAGTCAAATGACTAAAACAGAAGATTATGCTGCAAGAGTACCTCAAAAAAACTGAAAAGTCTGAAAAAAAAAGCTCCGCCTTTAGCCACCGATTGGGTAAAAGAAAATTCAACATGGTTTAATAAACCTGGTTATAGAAAAGAAACAGCTATGGCTTATGGAATTGATGCTGAATTAACAGAAGAAGGTTGGGATGTGCACGATCCTGGATACTATGATGAAATGAGTAAAAGACTAAAAATAAGTGGTCTAAATTATTTTAGTAAATCAGAAGAAAACACTTCCAAAACTGATGAAAATGTAGTACAAAAAAACAATAGAGTGCAATCTCCAGTTGCTGGAGTTTCTCGTAAAAAAGGAATATCTAGTAATAGAGTTAAACTAACCTCTGATGACTTATCAACAGCTAAAACTTTTGGTATAGATATCAATGACGAAGTGGCACTAAAACGATTTGCTAAAGAAGTAAAAAGCTTTAGCGACACAGGACAATAGAAAGGAGCCTGACATTATGAATAAAGATAATAAAATAAACAATGAAACTAGAGTAGAAAAATCTACAATGGTTTCAAAATGGCGACCGAGTAACTTATTAGAAGCGCCTGAACCAAGACCTGGTTATGCTCAGAGATGGGTAGCAACTATGGTGTTAGGACAGGAAACGCCTACGAATGTAGCTAAACGGTTGAGAGAAGGTTGGCAGCCTCGAGACATTAAAACAGTCAAAGATGGTCAACATTTTCCAACGATAGAACATGGCAAATTCACTGGGCATATTGGAATAGAAGGAATGGTACTTTGCGAAATGCCTGAAGAAATGGTTAAATCAAAGAAATGATTACTATGCACAAATGACTAACAATTTAATGCAGTCAGTTGAGCAGGACATGAACAGAGCTGAAACACCAGGACAACCTATCCAAAGGACTTTTAAATCTAGAGTTAGTTCGGACGGCAGTTAACAAACTAACAAAGGAAACTAAAAATGGCAAACGTAAATGCAGCTAATGGTTTTACACCATTAAGACATTTAACAGGCGGCGTTATTAGACCCAACGAATATCCAATTGCAAGTGCCTATGCGGCAAATATTGCATCTGGTGATCTTGTAACATTGCATACCGATGGTACAATAATAAGAGGCACAGCGGGCGGAACAGCTCTCGGTGTTTTTTATGGCGTTGAGTATATAGCGACACCGGTTCTGTTAAATTTGAGAAAGTTTGGAATAATGTACAAAACAAATGCTTCAGCAAATTAAAGCTTATGTGTACGATGATCCAAATATAACTTAGGGTTCAATGTAATGGCTTTTGCAGCAGCCAATGTTGGCGAATTGCAAATGTAACTATTGGAACTTATAATTCAACATACGGACATTCAACTGATGAATTAGATATTGCAACTCTTGCAACAACTGCAAAAGTTTTGAGAATACTAAGATTAATTGATTATCCTAATAATGCGGCGGGCGCTGATGCTGATATAGAAGTTGTAATAAACTTAGCTCTATATGGTACTCAGAATGCTGGCGTTTAACCTTAACAATAGGAGTTAAAAAATGGCTTTAAACAGAGCACTTTTTACCAAACAGCTCAACTTAGGTTTAAACACCGTGTTTGGTATGGAATATGATAGATATCCAGAACAATGGAGATCACTATATTCTACAGAGCAATCAATGAAAGCATTCGAAGAAGATGTACAAATGATCGGATTCGGTGCTGCACCAACAAAAGCTGAAGGTGCCATGATCAATTATGATTCTGGCAGAGAAGGCTTTGTCTCAAGGTACGTGCATGAAACTGTCGCTTTAGCTTTTGCGATTACAGAAGAAGCTGAAGAAGATGGCTTGTATGGTTCTCTAGGCGCTAAATACGCAAGAGCACTAGCAAGATCAATGCAACAAACTAAAGAGATAAAAGGTGCAAATATCTTTAATAATGCAACTACTACTTCATTAGGAGGAGACGGTCAAGCTTTACTTGATGCTGCTCACCCTCTTGGAGGCGGTGGTACTGCATCTAACATCCTAAGCACACCTGCGGATTTATCTGAAACGTCTTTAGAGACACTTTTAGTTCAAATCTCAACTGCTGTAGATGATAGAAGTATACCAGTTGCTTTATCAGGAAGAAACTTGCAGTTCCACCTCAATTGGTGTTCGTTGCTGAAAGAATTATCAAGTCTAATTTAAGACCTGGTACTGCTGACAACGATATCAATGCAATGAGAAACATGGGTATGATACCTGAAGGTGTAGTAGTAAATCAAAGATTTACTAACCCTGATCAGTATTTTATTCTAACTGATTGTCCAGATGGAATGAAACACTTCATTAGATCACCAATCAAAAAAGCTGTTGAAGGCGATTTTGAAACTGGTAATTTAAGATACAAGTGCAGAGAAAGATACAGCTTCGGTTTTACAGACTGGAGAGGTGTATTCGGATCTGAAGGCGTAGCATAAATAACTAATTGATACTAGGCGTAGCAATATGCCTAGTATTTTTAATACTAACCCAAACGACTGCAAAAGCAGACTATTATAAGGAGATAGACTATGGGAACTACTACATTTTTCTGGCCCAATTAAGGCTGGAGTAATTAAAGAAACAACTGGAACTACTTTAGGTTCAGATGTAAAAAACACAGGACAAGTTGTGATGTCTCAATCACAAGCTATAACTCAAGCTGTTGGTACAACTACTATGGTGATACCTGCAAATTCACAAATTTTAAGCATTGCTTTATCGGTAAATGTAGCTTGGGATGGAGCAGCTAGTACATTAGGTATTGGTTGGACTGGAACAGCAGCAGCATTAACAGATACAACAGCAGTTGCTGGTGGTACTCTTGGTATTATTTCAGCAACAGCTGGTGCTAATGCAACAAGAGTAAACAACTGGGCAGATGTTGGAACTACTGACAAAAGAATTTTAGTTACAAGTGTAAATACTGGCTCTGGTACTGGATTTATAACTGTTACTTATGTTCAAAATAATAATTTAAGTTAATAATTAATTTGAGGGCCTTCGGGCCTCCTTTAAATATGGAATTTAATTTAGACTTTTTTAAAACAAGCAGGTGAAGCTCTTTCTTCTTTTTGGTAAAAAGAATAGATACAGATGAAAGAACATCTGTAGAAAAGTATGATGACTTTTTAAAACTACAGAAGTTATGGAAGCAGGTCAAACTGCAGATCAAAAAGCTGTAGCAGGAATAGATGATACATCAGTTACTGAATCAGTTAAAGATGTTTTAGGTAAAGAAGAAAAAGAAAAAAGAAAGATAAAGAAGATAGTTTAGAAAAAAATTAGCTAATATAGAAAAAGTTATAGATAAATTTGGTGGAAGTCCTACAGTTATTCCTCCTGGACAATTACCAGGTAGTAATATTAATGACAATATAAATCAACAACCTTTAGATATGGGACAAGTTCAAGCTAAAGCAGCACAAGCTGAATATTTAAAACCTTCTACTGTACCTAATGACAGAATTGCTTTACTATATGAAGACTTAAAAAATATAACCTAATTTAGGAGAAAAAATGGCAGGATCAGATCTAAATGTAACTAGTGCTAATGCAGCAGTATTACATGCTAATGCAAGTTCAAGTGCATCTGAAACAATTACTTTATTTGGTGGACCAACAAGATTAAAAGGTTTTATTGTAGAACCTAGTGCAGTTACAGGTACTCTTTCTTGGATAGATAATGGAGTAGTAAAATTTCAAACATCAACAGGTAATGTTGATGCAGGTGCTTCAACGGTACAATTAAATCTTCCAGCAGAAGGTATAAAATTTGGTACAAATTTACAAGTTTCAACTACTATAGCAGGAGCTAATGTATCAACTACTAAAAGTCTAACAGCATTTTTTGCATAATGGAGAACTATGGCTTTATCAGGAACTTCTACATTTACTCTAACAGTAAATGATGTAATACAAGAAGCTTATGACAGAATAGGCGGTGATCCTATTTTAGGTTATGATGTAAGGTCAGCTAGACGTAGTATGAATATTATGTTTAGTGATTGGGCTAACAGAGGTTATAACCAATGGACTGTAGAATATAAAACTTTAGCAGTTACTACAGGAACTACAGAATATACTTTAGATTATGATACAGTAGATATCATTAATGCAAATCTTCAAATAAGTGATGGAAGCGAATATGCAATGACAGCTTTAGGTCTTAATGACTATGCTGCTATTTCAAATAAAACTACTCAATCTAGACCTACACAATATTATTTACAAAGATTAAATACTCCTGTACTTAAAATTTATCCAGCACCTGATCAAAATTATACTATTACTTATTATCGTATGAGAAAAAATAGAAGATATTACAGCTTCTACTGTAAGTGGTGTAGAACAAAATATAGATGTACCTTTTAGAGCTTTCGAGTGCATGTGCGCAGGACTTGCTTATTACCTTTACTAAAAAAAGAGTAGGAATTGCTCCAACACAACAACAAATGTTAAAAGTAGATTATGAAGAAGCTTATCAACGATTAGTCGCAGGTGATGGTACTCCTTCTACTAGAATTATACCAGTGATTAACAACAGCTTTTATTAATAATGGCTAAGGTTCCAGCTAGTACTAGACCTCATAGAGCACCTTCAAATAAATTTGCGGGAGGTAAATATGCATTAGCAATTTCTGATAGATCAGGTATGTCTTTTCCTTATCAAGAAATGGTATTTGAATGGACAGGAATGTTTGTTCATACTTCAGAGTGGGAACCTAAACAACCACAATTAGATTTAACTTATTTTACTGATGCACAAACTTTACAAAATGCTAGACCGCAAGCTAATATAAGTGCAACACAGGCAGCACGAACAGGAGGTGGATTACCTGGCTCTTATACAGGAGGTGTTCCTAATCAAGTAACTGCTTTACCTGGATTTGAAAATACTTCTGGTAATTCTGTATATGTTGGAGTTGCAACTATTCCTACTACTTGGTATATTAACAACACAAATTTGTTACAGAT